AGCGCCTCCTGCTTTGCGGGCTTGGGAGGGTCGATGAACATGTCTGGCTGCTTGAGCGCGGCTTCGATGCGACGGCACGCAGCGTCAAAGTAGGCGCCGTCTATCTCAATGCCGGTGAAATTCTTCCCCGCCTTAACGCAGGCAACGCCAGTGGTGCCGGAGCCCATAAAGGGATCGACAACGTGCTTTTCTTTTGGCAAAAAACCCAAGCACCATTCTATCAGGGCAAGGGGCTTTGATGTGGGGTGCCCAAATTCGACGCGACCAACTGGCGCATCAAAGCGCTTGGCAGGCCTGTCAAGATTGGTCCACGCCATTTCGGCGTCCGCCATCGTTGGAACCGCGTTAATCTTGTTCCACAGCAGCCAACATCTCGATGATGGAACGTCAAAGTAGTTCCCCCCCCAAATAACCGACGGCACTTTGAGGGCGAGGATGAGGTCAATCCACGCTTGCTTGGCTTCTAGGTCCCACTTAAGGAAGCCGCTATCCTCGTCCTTCGCTCCCCATGTCCCGCCTTGCATCTTTTTCCCAAGGCCATACGGGGGATCGGTCAATATAGCGTCAATGGCCGATACTGTTGGCAAGAGGTCCAACATGTCCCCGCAATAGACCTCCACCCCCTCCGCCAGCACTTCCCGTCTCACCATTTGAACAAGCTCACGTTTGGCATTGCAGCGATGTTGGCGCGGATGCGATCAGCCCGCGTCGGGGCAGGCTTCATTAGCCAGCCGGTGACGCTGCGCTCTGACACGCGCAATAGCTGTGCGATGTAGCGCGGTGTTCTGCCCTTGATGTACAGGGCAAGCGCTGCACGCTGGCGGGGTGTCATGTCGGGGATCATCTATCGCTTGCCTCCGAATTTGTCGGCCATGTTGAACGTGTCGCCCATGCCGCCGGCCAGCGTGCCGACGCCGCTGAGAATGCCGCCGATGAACGACGCGAACCCCGACTTGCGAATATTCGCCGCCGAGAGCTCGGCATTGTTCTTGTCGGCATAGCCCTGAAACAGCGCGGAGGCGGCCCCGTATTCGGTGCGCTGCGCCGTTTGCGTCATGAGGCGCACGATCGTCGGCGCATCCGTACCGGCGCCGCCGCCGGACGCGGCCGCGGCCGCCTGTTGCTGCGACAGCAAGAGCTTGCCCTGCAGGCGCCGCTCGAGCGCGTCACGCTGCGCCGCGGCAAACGACGCCGTCCCCTGCTTTTCAACCTCGTGCGCCTGTTGCTGCGACGCCTGATAGGTCGCATAGCCCTGATAGACCGCGGCGCCGGCGCCGATCACCGTCGACGCGGCGACTGCTATTGTGGCGATTGTGGCGAGGTCAGCCATATCCAAAGTTCCCTGCCATTGAGTGCCGGATCGTCCGGCACCCGCTTGAAGCCCAGCAGTTGGAGCAGCTTTTCCGACTTGGGAAAATCGTCCCGCGCCGCAACGATCCGGTGCTCGCCCAATTGCACGGCCCTGCATAGCATATTTTTGGCCATCCGCACCACCAGCACGGCCGGCGTACGCTTTTCGTCGACGTCGCCCAGCCAGAGCCAGCAAAGCCCCTGCTCCCACACCAGCCCGCCGACGCCCAGGACGCGATAGCGGCGGCCATCAATGACGTGCCGCCGCTTGCCCCGCACCTTGTCGTCAGGAACGATCGCCATCTTGGCGATATGCGGCGAGAGGCGGCCGTCAGCGCGCCGGTGCCCGGTGAACCGCTCAAGCACGGCCGGCGGCATGTCGACGACGTCGATCAAGGCAGGTCCATTGTGAACACCAGCCCGCCGATCGTCGCCGGATATGGCGAGGATCCGCGCACGATGATGCGCGTATCAACCGACGCTGAACCCGGAACCGGCACAAGCCCACCGTTGTACCCCTTGCCCAGCACGACGTCAGTCGCGAGCTTGCCATTGACCAGCCGCGGCAGCGGGTCCGTCGGCGAGGCGTTGCCGTCAGCGTCGCGGGTGCCGATGAGGATGCCTTGCCGGCAATAGTCGAGAAGGATCAGCGCCAGTTGATCGACAGCCTTCACCGTGAAAATCGGCGACTGGCCTTGCACGCCATACTCGAGTCGCGTCGTCTCATAGACCCATTCATACCCCAAGCCGACGCAATATCCCTGTGTTGGCGCCACGGGCAATGTGATCTGTCCGGTGCTGGCGTTGACGATAAATTCAGTCGGCGTCCCGCGCGCATCTTCCACCGGCGCGCCGTCGACCCAAGCGTAAACGCTGCGCCCCTTCAGATGCGACAGCGTGATTGTCGTTGAGCTCGCCGTGCCTTCGACGAAGGAATCGAACACCTTGCAAACCGTCAGCGGCGCCGCGTCGACGTCATAGGCGAGCTTTTCGACGTGCCGCACCCATGCGCCATTCACTCGCCGCTTCACGACGAAATAGACCCGATCTTGATCTGAGCCGGGCAGCACCGCGACGCATTCGATCGCATCGGTATAGGCTTCATCGCTACCTTGCGCCGTCGTGAACGGCGTGAAGCAACTCACTTTCTGCGACGCATCGAACGTAATCAGCATGATCGTGCCGTCGGCCAGGAGCACCCATATGCGTTGCTCCGGCGACGTCGACACCGCCAATTGCGAAATGCCGATCGCCAGCAGGTCGGTTTGCAGCTGCGAGAACGGCGTCACAATGAAGCCGCCTTGCGCCGCCTCCCACGACAATTCTGCCAGCGCATTGCCGGCGGCCGTGACGAACAGTAGGCGGTTTTCGGCGAGCTCCACCGGGTTGAGTTGCGCTGCGCGCACCGTGCTCACGGGATTGATCTTAAAGTTTGTCGGCGTCACCGCGTCGCCAAGAGAGTTGGCCTGCACCGTGACGATGCGCGCATTCGTGCCGACAACCAGCGATGACAGGTTGGCCATCCATGCCGGCGTGTTGCGGCCGCCGATGGCGATCGATCGCAGGATTGGCCCGCTATCGCCGTCGACCGTTTCATCGAAAGAGTCATAGGCATCGGAAACCGACGCCCACACCTTGTCCTCGCCGGTCCACACAAGGCGGCCCTCAGTGAGTTTCACCGCCGTCGGATATCCTCGATATGCCGACCACTCGCCTTCTCGCCAGTCCGACGTCGCGCCGAGCCCCTTGAAGGGCTTGAGCACTTCGATCGAAACATTCTTGGCGTCAGTGTAACCCGTCACCCGGCAAATGCCGAAGCCACCGCCACCGCCATACTGGCAGGTGATGTGCGCCTCGCCGGACGTATAGGCGCCGGCCTCAAAGCCGATGCGATACCAGGCGATGACGTTGTCCTCATTGTCGTCGTCGATATAGGTCGCGTTCGCCGTGATGGCGATCGTCGACACCGCTTGCTCACGCCGAAATTCCTGAAACCCGGTGAATTCGGAATCGAAAGATCGCTGGACCTTGATCGTGCCTGCCCACGTGCCGGCGATCGTGTAGGTAAAATCGCGATCATTGTAATTCGTTTCGTTAACGCCAGTGACTTCAAAGACGTCGGTGAATTTCCCGCCGGCCGCGAGGTATGTGTCGAGGCGTTGCCCCTCATGGTAGAGATAGAACAGCGCCCCAACATGCGACGACTGGAAAAAGTCAGCGCTCGCCGTCAACGTGCCATTGCCCTCGAGCACCGTCGGCGTCAGCGTCACGTTCGCCGTGCGCGCGCCGATGAAAGGGCCATCGTCCGACGTGTAATCGACGATCGACCACGCCCGGTCGCCGTGCCGTTCGATGCGTTGCGGCTTATAGCCAGCGCAGGCGCAGAACATGACATCGAGCGATTGGTCGGTGCGGATCAGCGGCCCGGCCGACGCCGGCCAGGGGGTTGTCAGCGTCATGGTTCCGGCGCTGGCGATCGCGATGGAGTCGACGATCTTCTGTTGCGGCGCCGTCGAATAGATTTTCACATAGGCCGAGGCGCCGGGCGGCGTGAACGTCAGCGAGTGATACCCGGTGCGCAGCACGGTTTCGGCGAGCAAATCCTGTTTGCCGTCGCCGGTGCCAACCCGGATCAGCACGGGCCCGCGCGGCACGTTGATTTCAAGCGCGTGCTCCACATTCTGGTCGCCGCCGGCAATGGCAAGTGTCTGTTTCGCGAAGGCTTCCGCCCCCTTGGCGCGCGCCGTCAGCAGCAGATACCCGCCCGATATCGACGACGTTTGCCCCGACGCGGCCGACAGCGTCCATGTACCGGCGCCGGAAAAATCGCCGGCCGAGAATGCCGTCGACACTGCCACGCGTGACACCAGACTATCGGTGTCGCCATCGCGCACGCGCATGACGTAGTCGGTGAGCTCGAACATGAACGCGTCGTTCGGGCCCGCGATGAACGGTAGCAGCCAGCCGGCCGCACTGCCCTGCGTTGCGCTCAGATATTTCTTGCCCGGTCGCACCATTCCAGGGCCGCGCAGCTTGCCGATGATGTTCTCTTGCTGGCGAGCAGCGAGGCGCATGACCTCGAGGTCGACGCGATGCTCGATCGCTTCATCGACGACGCCGACATTCAGAAGATGATGGAATAGCTTTTGCGTCATCGCAGATCACCCCCAAATCGGCCCGTTCGGTTTCGGCCGCCCGCCGCCGGCACGTGCACGCACCAGGCGCCCGGTCGGCTTTGCCTTGATGCGCTCATCGACGGCGTCGCGGATCTTGGCTTGCTGCATATACCGATCGCCGAACGCAAGGCATGCCTTCCGATCGTCCGCCGACTTTGTCACGCGCATCGCGATCTTTTCGCCCAGCCGAGCGCCGACCGCTTCCGCGAATGTCTCAGGCCACGACGCCAGCGCCAGGCCATAGCTTGCGCCGTTCGACACATATTTGAGGAAGAACGACTCGAGGTTGCAGTAGAGCGTTTTGCCGGGCCCGACGATTTCAAAGTCGGTCAATTCGGTATTCGCGCGAAAGAACGGGTCGGTATTGATGTTGCCGATGCGCACGAAGTCGGCGGGCAGCGTGAACCCATAGGCGAAGCCGCCGAATGTCGACGTGTCGATCGAAGGATCAGCGCTGATTTCGATCGTGCGCAGCGCCCATTTCCATTGGCCTTCCTCGAGGCATCCGGCCAGCGTCGCGTCATAGACGGCATCTAGCTCACGCTTGAGCACGACGTCGTCGGTAAGGTCTAAAAGCCGCTCCTGCCGAAGATGACCCCCGGCCTTGTTATAGAGCTCGAGCTTTGTCGTCATCTTCGGCAGTCCTTTTCGGGGTTAGGCCGCGGCGCCGGTCGCCTTGGCGTGGTGAGCGATTGCCGCCTCGATGACCTCGAGCTTGGTGTCGCCCTCGAGCACCGTCACCGGCGGGTTTGGTTCGGTCCAGATCGATCGCCACTTGTGTTCGGCGGCGCGCGGATTGTGATGCAGGCGATAGCCATCCGGCAGTTTCGGCAGGTTTGCCGGCGCCGGCGCCTCGAGCTCGCCGCCTTCCTCGCCTTCCTCGCCTTCATCGGCCGCGACGCTGGCATCGAACCGCACCGCCATCGTCACCATGCCTTGATCGACGTCGTGCACGCGCAGCGACACGTCAAGCGTCAGTTCGGAATTCACGACTTCGACCAGGTCGCCGCGCTTGAGCCGCGCCGCGTGGTGCGCCCAAAAGCCAGGTGACAGCAGATCGTTCACCGAAATGCCGGGGTCGACTTCGACGTGCCAGATCGTGCGCACATAGTCGGCGGCATACTGCAGCGCGTTTGGGGGAAGGGTTTTCATGCCTCATGCTCCTTATGAAAAAGGCAAGGGCGACGCTACCACAAGCACCATTGCTGTGATAGCGCCGCCCCCATACCGCGGCCGAGGCAGCACCGCGATATTGTACCGACGATTAGTCGGTGTTCGTGGAAATGCCGATGTTGATGCCGTCGCCGACGTCGATCGTGGTGCCCGACGTGTTCAGCACGGTATGCGTCGTCCAGGCCTTATTCGGCGTGTCATAGACGAACAGCAGATCGCCGTCGCGCATGCCCAGGTCGTAGCCATTGGTGAAATAGCCCGACGTGTCGACAGTCGCCTTGGGGTCGGCCGAGACGTAGAGCCATGCACGCTTCTGCGAGGACATGCCCCCGAACCACAGGCCGGGCGGGTTGGTAGTTGCGTAAGCCATGAGAGGCCCCTTCGAATATCCCTGCAGCAGCGCGGGGAATGGTGAGCGGGAAGGCGGAAGGGCGGCTCGAGGCCGCCCGACACGTCATTAGGTCGCGAGGGCGGCCGAGCCGTCGTGCGCGATCTTGATGATGCCCGAATTCTGCAGGATTTTCGCCTGGTGGTAGATCGTGGCGCGCGACCAGGACGTGTCCTGCTTTTCGTCGTAGCCGATATTGGTCTTTTCGGGGGCGCCGACGTTGGACGCGTAGCCGAGTGCGCTGCGATGATAGTTGTAGAGCACTTCGCTTGCCGTGCCCACGCCAGTCACCAGCGCCGACACCATCCAGTTCGAGCCCATCCACCGGCGATAGTTGCGGGCCGGCCCGCCCATCAGCGGCTCGACCGACACGTAATCGGCCGACGTGAATTCGGGCATCTGCATCAGATAAGCCTCAGCGGCCGGACTGATGAGCCAGAACATGTCATCGGGATTTGACGTGTCGACGTAGTTCTGGCCGAGGATGGCCTTCGACATCGCGACGGTCGCGATTTCGAGCGAACCAGAGCCATAGTCCTGTGTCGCGTTGGCGAGCTCGGCGAGGATGATGAGATCCTGATCGCGCCGGATCACCGCCATCGACGCGTCCTGCATGATCTGTTTCTGGTTTCCCTGCGACGCGAAGATATCGAACCCGGTGAGTTCGAACGGCGCGTGCTTTTCGACCAGCGTCACCGACACCTGCGAGTTGGACGGCGTGAAGTAGGGGATCTGGCCATTCTGGCCACGCGTGACGGCACGCGCGCCGCCCGAGCCGGCAACGAGGAACGTGGCCGTCAGGCCTTCGGTCATGGTCGCAGGAGTCGTTGCAGCGGAGAGAAGCGAACGCGACTGCTCATAGGCAGCGATGAATTCTTCGCGGAAGATAGTCTTTGCGGCCTGTACGGTCACAATAGCCCCCTAGAGAGAGGTTGCGGGAAAGGGTGAGATTTCCGGCAGTCTCAGGGAGGCCGACTAGCCTGCTATCGGAGCCGCTTGCGCGGGGAGGCCGAGAGGCGATCGGAGCATCGACGTGCGGCGTAGGGCTTGGGCGTTCTCCCGATGGTCGGCCGACGACTTGCGTTCGCACCATTTGGGCGCCCTTGCCCTACACCGCTCTTTATTCCGACTTGGCGAATTTGACAAGTCGGCTTAGCCGGCGGCTTTTTCCTTCCGCTTGGCGACAATTTCCTGCAGTTCGCGATATCGCTTTTGCGCCGGCAGGTCGCGACGCCACGCCTTGATATCGGTATCCATCTTTTTCTTGAGCGATGCGAGCTCATCTTCGATGGCCTTGCCACCGGCCGTCGACTCATAGGCGCCCTCGCCATACCGATCGATGCCCACCGACAGCAACGCGTCGACGACTTCCGGCACCGAACCCAAGAGGCGACCGTCAGGCAAGCGCGCTTCGAACCAGTCGACGCCAGGCGCGAATTCTTTCGCCGTGCGCTTGGCCAGTTCCCAGTTCGCCCGATAGTCACCGCCCCACTGCGACCGCAGGGTTTCCTCGATCGACTTCGCGCCTTGGCGATCCGCCTCAGCTTGATCGGCGCGCGATGCTTCCTCGAGCCCGGTATAGAACCCCAGCGCCCGATCGATTTCCGCCTGCGACGCATTGCGCTCGTGCATGTAGCCGAGGAACCCGTCGACGATCGGTTTGTCGGCGTCCGACAGCTTGCTCTTGATTTCATCGGCGACCTTGTACCCGGTCGCCTCGAGCGGAATGCCGTGACGTTCGCGCCAGGCATTCAGATCGTCGGCCTTGTCCTTCGGCGGCGCCGGATCATCGTCAAGCGAAGCCTTGGACGTCTTGGCTCGCAGGTCTTTGAACCGCTTGCCCAGGTCGCCCGCAGACTTGGTCCGCTTGAGCTCGCTCAGCAATTCGATGTCGTCGCCGGCGATTATTTCGCGCCAGTTTTCCGGTAAATCTTTCGGGGCCCCGCCGGAACCGCCGCCATTGCCATTGTCTCCGGTGCCGCCGGTGCCCCCGCCGAGCGCCGAGTTTCCGGTGCCGCCACCGCCAGAATTACCGCCGCCATCGCCACTGCCCCCGCCAGAGCCGCCACCGCCATCGCCACCGCCAGAGCCGCCAGACTCAGGTGCATAATATGGGAGTGCCCGCGCCGCGAGCCACGCCGCAATTCGTCCATTCATGTTTGCCTCTTAGGTTGTGCCCGTCGCCCGCCTGCGTTCTCGCAGGCCAGGTCGCCGAGCGGGTTGAGTTTCGTGCGCATCCGGCCGCACCCGCGCCGTCAACTTTTCCGCCTTCTCTCGAGTCGACGGCAGCAGCATTTGCCGCATGAGAATGCCGACGTGTCGCCGGCCTAGCGCAAAAATAACGTCGCGCTCATCACCGCCGGCGTCCTTCACTTCGGCATAGGTGTCGGACATCAAGCGGCACGCTTCCGTCAGCAGCCAATCGCCGACGCGCCTTTGCTGCGCTTCATTGGCGACGCCGGCCGCGAGCGCCTGAAATGCTTCGACGTCGGCCGTCAGGATGGCAGGCTCGACAATGCCCTTGGTCAATTGCAACGCGCCCCGTTTCGTTTCGGATAGCATGGCGCGCGGAAAAGGCGAAGGCCCGCCAGTCTTTCGACTGACAGGCCCCCGCACGGCTTAACCGGGAATTGCAAGATCAGGCGAGCAGCGCCTTGTTACGGAAGGAGTACATGAAGCCGCCGCCCTGATAGGCGGAATGTTCACGCGCTCGCTCGAGGAAGGCTTTGCGCGGCTTGTCGCGATCCAGTGCGCGAATGGCGACGACGTCGACGGGCCGGTCCCACGGATCGACATCACGGGAGAAGGCGAGCTCGACCGCGTCGATGACGGCATTGACGACAGCAACGATTGGCGCCGACAGCGCATAGAGCAGCGCGTCGAAAGTGTGGATCAGGAACGATGCGAGACTGAGAAACCCAAGGCGAAAGTGCGAGGTTGCCATTTGCGGCCTCCAATGTTGAACGCCACCACAATGCGCCGACGGCCGACCCCAATCAAGAGGCCGGCCGTCTTAGTCTGGCTATGGCTCGCCAACCCTTGCGACGCGTTACCCAGCGACGCGCGCCGCACTTTGCCCTGATTGACCTTGCCCGTGCTTCATGGGTATGGGCGCAATATATTCAGGCTCGCCGCGCGGTCAATAGGCCGGGCGGTCGCGCTCCATCGCATTCATGAGCCGGGCTTGATCGAACGCCACGCCCGGATCTTCCGCGCCGCAGATATCGATGAGCTCGCCGCCGTCGACCGAATAGCCGATCCGCCACTTGCCGTCGTGTCGCCGGTACGGCCGATAAACTCGCCTCATCCCTGCATCCCCGCGCCGTTCAAGAGCCCGGCTTGCTGCGCCGTCATCGTCGCATTCGACACGTCGGCCGCTACTTGGGCGCCACGCTGCAGCGCATCGGCCTGCGTCGATGCGTCGGCGAGTTGCTTCTGCGCTTCCGCCAGGGCTTTCTTTTCGTCCTCAGTGGGTAGCCAGCCCGGCTTGGCGCCATTGCCGCGTAGCGCGTCCTGCAGCGCCTCGGTCCAATTGACATTGTTCCGCGCCGTCGGATCGATTTGCAGGATCGACGCCACGTCGGCGACCGTCTGGCGGAACGCCGCGGCGACCTTCTGGCCTTCCGCCTCATTCAGCGGAGAAATGAACGTCCACTGATTGTCGCGGCCGGCGAGCTCACGCGGCACGTCGTCACGCGTCAGCGCCCCGATCTGGAACGCCATCTGCAGCGCGCCATCGAGCACCGGCGCATGATATTCATCTTCGATCGGCGAGAAGAACGGCAGCGCCGCCCGGCGGAATTCATCGGTGCGCCAGCCGACTTCGAATGCCGTCATTTCTTTCGTGTTGGGTAGCATCAGCTTGTTCAGCAGGAAGCCCTCAGCGATCATCGAACGTAGCTGCGCCTGCATATTCTCGCCGACCGCAATATTCTTGGCCGTGTCGACGACTGTCATGACGTCCTGCAGGTTCCGCCCGTCGGACAGATCGACCATTGTGAAGCCGCCCGACCAGAGATTGATGTCATTGCGGAACACGTCACCGGCGCCGATCATCGGCGGATCCAGCGCCTTTTCGCCTTGCTCGAGCACCATGCCGCCCAGCGCTTGCGCCATGCGGCCGTCGGGCAGCGCATTGATCGCCACCGGCGAGAAACCCCACTGGCAGTCGCCCAGGCGCCACCAGCGATTGATCCGATAGTTGAACCACGGTTGCGGGGCTTCCCGCATAATCATTTCGTGCTCACAGTCGAAATAGATCGACACGTAGCGCGCCCGGCTTTGTCCGCGCGTGACATATTCGTAATCCGCCGCCGGCATCAGGCAGTGATGGAAGTCAAAGACGTGCTCAGGATCCGTCTCGGCCGCCTTGGCGACGTCGGGGTGCGGCGCCTGCCACTTGCCTTCATTGACGCGTTGCATGATCTGGCGAGCGGTGAGGCGCAGCTTGCGATGCGTCGTGTCGATTTCCGTGTCGGCATTTTCCGCCCACGCGACGTCGCGCAGGTGATGCGACTTGAGGATCGGCCGCGTGCGATCGATCGATTCTTCCCAGGTGAGGCAGTTGGCGCCGAACGTCACCCAATTATGGTCCGCCTGCTTCATCGCCACCTTGGCGTGCACGCGCGGCGACCGGATCATGGCCGACACGACTTGCGTCATGCGCTCGAGGGCCCGAGCGACAGCCGGCACCTTGTCGAACTCAGCGTCGCCCGACGACACCCGGAACCATGACCCTTGGCGCAGCATCGCCTCGACAGCGTCGCCGAGTTGCTGCCGCGCCTGCACCGGGTAGGAGTCCATCAGATCCAGGGCGAAATCATCGCCGAGCGGCAGCGAGCTCGTGAAGTCGGCCGACATGGGAAAGTAGTTTTCGGCGAGCTCTTGGTTCAGCGAGCGCCAGCCCGACGCCGCATCGAACAGCCCCTTGCCGCGTTTGGAAAGCTCAGCGCCGTTATTGTCGCGACGTACCGCCGGCTTAGCCATCAGCCATATGACCCGAGATAGGAATTCCCATAGACCTGAGTGCCGACCAGGTTCGTACTTTCGCGGCCAGAGCGCGCCTGAATTTCGCGGCGCATGCGCGCGGCGACCAGCAGCGCATTGTCGGAAGGCGACGGCATCCGCACAGGATTATCGGCGGCAAATTCTTTCGACAGGCCATAGGCCGATCCGGTGACAGTGGAGAGGTCCGGCGCCGTTCCGCCGGTGCCCGTTCCGCCCGTCGTGCCGCCGGTTGTTTTCTTACCCCACTTGCCCATCAGTGCCCTCGCTGGAATTTGAAAGGGCGGTGCTGCCTCACGCTTTCCTATCCGGTTGCAGCGCCACTGTCACTATGGGCTTGCCCGACCAGATATCGAGCTCGACCGCGACGTTCATCGCCTTCATCGGCGCAACACCGGCATAGACCGCGCCCAAGGCATACTCTGCGCCCGTGCCGACCGCGTGCCAGCGCGCTTTGATCGGCCCCGTCGACATGAAGGATCCGCCCCCGTAGCGATAGACCTCGCCATCGGGGAGCACCAGGATTGCATCGAGCTTGAGGTCGCCGACGACCCGCGGCGGATTCGACAGATCGCCCCCGGCGTCGATCCATCGCGCCATTTCCGCCGGCAGTCCGACATTGGCCGACGACACGCCAAGAAGCGCGCCCGATGCCAGCCGGTAGATTTTTTCTTTCTGCCCGATCGGCGCCGACCCGCCACCATAGGCGCGCGTGTCGGCGTACATCACTTGTTCGAAAACATCGTAAAGGATCGTCGTCATTCGCCGCACGCCGCTTTGATTGCCTCGATCACTTGTTCGACTGTTTCGGTGACGCTCACCACGACCATGCCGTACTGAATCGACGCGCCCATCGCAGGACCAGGGCCAGCTCGCCGCAGCCGATCGTATTGCACCAGCTTGACCGGAGTGATGGCCGAAATATCCGCGCAGCGAATATATGTCGGTGTCGGTTCGAGCGTGTCGTATTGCGTCAGGCAGATGAAACCGCGAGGCGGAAACAGAACTTTCTTGCTCATTGCCGTGTCGCCTCCAACGCGAGCCCTTGTGTCTGGCCATAGTCGCGCAGCAGATCCTTTGCCGTCAGCCAGGCGAACGTCGCATTGCCATAGTCGCCGACCGGCAGATCAGCCGCCGTCAGCATCGCCGACATGGCCACGCGCCACGCATCGACGAAAAACTGGTCGGGATCCACGTCGGTGACGGCGTGCGCTGCGCAGGCGTAGATCGGCCAGGCCCAGCGATAGGGAATTCCGCCGGCCAGCGGCGGGATGATGACCTGCAGGACTCGTGTCGCAGGAGCGGCGCACTGGCCGCATTGACGCGCATTCATTTCGCTTTTGCCTCTCAGCGATGGCCGGTGCGCTTCCAGCGCGTGCGGCCCGTGTTGACCGTCGGCCCACTCGATCGCCCGGCCCCGCCGACATTGGCGCCTTGCGCAGCTGCACGCCCCTCAGCAATCAGATTGCCGTGAAGCGCAGTAATACCCCACACCATCGCGTCGCCGCGGTTCGGTGAGCCGTCGCCGATATATCCGGCCGTGGTGAAGTTGGACAATTCGTCGACCAATTTCTCGCCGACTTCCGGCATGATCCAGGCGCGTTGTTGTTCGAACAGCGTCGAAATCGGTTCGGCTCGCACCACCTTGGAATGTGACGCCCGCACGGCGCGATAGTGCACGGGCAAGTGCGCTTCGTCACCATCGAGCGACGCGCCCATGATGACCGCCTTCACCATCGCGCCGCCATAGTTTTCTTCGGCGACGATCGCATTGGCCGACCAGCGCCGATAGGCGTTGACGGCGACCTTGCCCCACTCCATCGGCGAGCCGCGCATCGTCAGATCCTCGAGCACGATGACGTGCCCGCCATGCCGGCCGCCACCGATCAGGCCGACGACGACGATGCCCACTTCATCGGCGTTCAGATCCTCTTTCGAGGCGATGCCCGACGGATCGACCGACACCACAACCTTGATGAGTTGCGGCATTTCATCGCCCGGCCAAGTCTGTTGCTCGAGCAATTCCAGCGGGAACAGCGCGGCCTCGCCGGCGTCGCCGAACACGCCATCGCGGAACCGCTTGCGCAGGCGCGCCGGCAGCGCATCGAGCTCCTTCAGATATTCCGGCGACAGGTTTTCGGCGTTGTCCGACGGATTCATCTGCAGCGCGGCGAACATGCCGGGATTGTCCAGGCGCCGGCCGCTATCGGGGTCCGTCTTGCGAATGAAAAGTTTGTTCGACCAATGCGTCACCAGCGGCGGGTTTTCGCAGTAGAGCGCCTTGTTGCGCAGGCCGTCGACCCTTTGGGCGAGGCGCGTCACCACCATGTTCCGCGACCCCCAGGGGATCTGCGACACTTCATCGAGCAGGATCGTGGCGAATTCGCCGCCGAGGATTTTTTCGGTGCGGTCCTTATCGTCGAGGCCGGCATAGAACACGCGCGAGCCGTTCGGAAATTCAAATATCCCTTCCGACTTATTGTGGTGCACCGCCAGGTCGGGGAAACACGCCCGGCAGACGTTCGGCCAGGTTTGGGCGAGCAGCGTTGCTTTCAGGTGAGATAGGCGAAAGCGCGCCATCAGCGCGTCGTGTTTGAATTTCGCGGCGCGCAGGATCGTCGTGCGCACGCCGAGGAACGTCTTGCCGGAATTGTGGTGCAAAATCCCATTGGCGAAATAATGCTCGCAGCCCGGCACATGGAGCGTGAAAAAAGGCTGCTTGGCGGCTCGCGTAATTTTTACTACCGTCGACAGATCATAGCCGCCGGGCGCAGGGGTGTCGCATGCAGACGAGTCAATCTGGACGAATTGGGAAATCCAGATATCCTCTGATCGAGGCAATGATCGCCCAAGGGATGACGTCCATCCAAATCGCCGAGACGGTCGGTGTCTTCCCGGAAACTGTTCGAAAATTCGCTCGCCGCCGGAACCTGGCAATCGTCCGAAACGACGCAGACCCGTCGCGCCATCCGTCATGGCGGGGAGGGACGACCTCAGATAAGCATGGCTATGTGCTTGAGCGCGTCGAGATTGATGGCCCGTTTGGATACCTCGTTCGTCAACGCCGCCGGGGAGACCCGCGTGGCTATGCTCTGCAGCATCGCATTCGCATGCATCAAAAATTGGGGCGCCCGCTGCTGCCAACCGAAGTCGTGCACCATATCGACGGGAACCCTCGCAATAACGATCCTTCCAATCTTGAGCTTTTTGCCACAAACGGCGAACACCTCGGCCAAACCCTAAAAGGTCAGCGGCCAAATTGGAGCGCATCCGGGTTTGCCGCGATGTGCGCACCGCGAGGGCGGCGCCAACGTAAAAGTCGCTCGCCTTCTTCCACTGCCGACCATCCCAAAATCGATGATCTGGCGTCACCGTAACCGACCGCCCTCCAGCGAGGTCAAAGCGCAAGAGTTCGGCCTCGCCTTTCATAAATGGCGCCTCGGCAATCTGATACCCGTGAGACGTGCGAACGCGCACCGGGAGCCCGTCGCTCGCTAACTCCGCGATTGTGCGCGTGTGCCCATCAAGCACCGTGTCTCCCGCCACGCAGCGCGACCCGCCATAGAGCAGGATATGCGACGCGTCAGATCCGATGACGCGCACGCCTTCCTTTTGCTTATCGTTCAGATCGTAATAGGAGGCGCGCCGCGCCGGGGCTTCCGCCTCGCCATCGATCACTCACGTCACCATGAAATAAATCAGCCAGGCGATCAGCGAGAGCATGATGCCGATCGCCACCCGATAGAGGATGGCCACATCGCGCGACCAGCCATCGCCGCGCCGCGGCAGCGGTCGGCCAATCAGCACGATCCACATGATTGCAGTCGCCAGCAGCAGGCCCTTCATCGCCGGTATCATCATTTCAAAACACCGCCTCATCTTCCGCGACGATCAGGATGTTGATCGTCACCCCGTATTGCAGGCCAGCCTCGCGATCACGCGGGATCAGGCCCAGCACTTGCGCCTTGCCGCGCGTCGCGCCGTTTGCGGCCGACCAATTTCGATCATCGATCGCCCCGTTTCGGTTCTGGTCAAACTCGAGCAGGATCGAATTCATGTTGTCGGCCCGCGCCTGCGAGCGCAGATGCTCGATCCATAGCCTCACCTTCGCCTTGGCCATGAGCCTCGAGGCGAGCACCCACACAGTCCGCGCTTGGGTGTTTTCGCCCACGTCATAGGACTCGCGATAGGCCGCGGTCGCGCTGCCCGTGCGCAGGTATGCCATGACGAACGCCTCTTGCTGCAGCGTCAGACGCTCGAGCTTTGGCGACGATGTGACGGCGAGAGCTTTGGACATGGTGATTATCGACCCAATGCTTTGCGGCGTTCGCGCAGCGCCAGGACGGCGGGCGAGGCTTCATAGCCGCCAGGTGCGACAACAGGCTTTTCCGGTGGCGCCGACGGTCCAATCGGCGCCGGTGTGATGCGCAGGCCGTCGAATGCGCTTGAATAAGCCGTGATGAGCTTTCCGACGCTGCGCAGGCGTTCGATCATGCGCCGTTCCCAGCTAGTGACCTCGAGGCGCTTCGGCCAGTACATCGTGCCGTTGTTATCTTCCTCGACTCCGCCGGCCGCGGCGATGCGCTCGAGCAGGCGCCGTTCGGCATAGGCCGCGTTGCGATCCAGTACGTCCTCGTGACGCGAGCTCACCGGCGCCATCCGTCCGCGGCAATATCCTCGAGCATCTGCACCATGTCGTCTGTGATAGGTGATGCCAGCAGTTGAAACGTCACCTTGCCGATGACGTTGCTTAGGAAAATATCGCGCCGCGAAAGCATAAAGGTTTCGGTAAGCCACTGCGAATATTCTCGCAGCCGCGACCCCCATTTTTCGTCGCGCAGCAATATCTCGGCCGCCTGCAGCGCCATCGTTACCCCCGATCGGCCAGCGGCGTTTTCGGCGCGTTCGGATCTTCGGCGACGCGATAGCCGATGACGTCATGCCGCTTGCCGCGGGTTTTCCAGTTGATCGACGCCGCATATTGATGGAGTACCGTGCCATCGAGCAGGAACGCGTCGACAAATGTGCCGTGCCCGATGCCATGCGGAGGCGCCGGCGTTTTCGACTTCCAAGGCGTGAAATCGCCATCGACCGGCAGCGAATGCCGTTCCCACGCATCGGGGTTGAGAACTTGGCGCCGGGCCGCCTCGAGGATGGCCGGATCGATGTTGCCCGCGTCGTCGTCGGCAGGCGTTTCATCTTCGGCTTTGTCTGCCTTTTCGGTATCAAATGACGTCAGCGTGGAATCGCTTCCCGCGAATATATCCTCGGGACGACTTCTTAGCTCCATCACAAAGCGGTCGCGCGGCCCAGGCGTAAATGCGTCGCGAATGATGATCTGCCTCGGCACATCGTCGCGCGGATCAATCCATGCCTGTACCGGCAACGGCGTCGCCAACAATATCCGCAAGAACGCCACGCCGCGCCCTGTCAGCGCGAAGCGCCCTTTCGGTCCGTCGTCGCGCGCAAGATCATTGATGAGGATGAAGCCCAGCCCATCGGCGACCGACGCGTCAGAGCGCAAGCCGGGATATTCGTCGACGGGCCCGCGCGCAAACCACTCGAGCAATGGCAAAACTGAAGGCGGCATTGACGGGCTCATTGGATTACCCATGCATTTTCGAGAACGCCGACGACGATCGGCGGCAGATGATAGCGCGTGACCTCCACTTGCCGCCCGACGGCGACGGACGCCCACACGACGCGCGCAGCTTGCTCGACAAGGTCAGCCGCGACGCCAGGATGCGCATCGAGGATACGGCCGCCGATCTGGTCAGCCGTTATCCACAGGCCGCCGGCGAGCTCGAGCCGCTTTTTTGACCGTGGCGGGTTTGGCCTTGGCGGAAACATGGCCAGGTTTTTTGCGATCATTCGACGCCTCTTTCGTGAGCGGCGCCGCGACTCGAGCCGACGGCACCGGAACAGTGGCAGGCGCCGCTTTCGTCGACAGATATCCGCGCGCCTCATGATCGGAGCAAAGGCCCCAATGTTCGGCGTCACAGATGCGACATTTCGGTGGTTTGGATGCTGCGCCCATGTCGGCAATCTAGCACGCCGGCGACGCAAACCGCAATCGCGCTTATTGCAATTCAGTTGAGGGCGCTAAGACGCCGCAATTCGCCGTTACACCCGAAGTGTGAGCTGCCTACGCCTCCGTAAACGGCCCCATCTATTACCCCCGAAAGCGATTAGGGCGAGGGGTCACCATTCGTCGGGAACGTAGGCGAGGCCGCGACTGGCAAGGATCGCCGCCACATGCTCGGACGGGGTGACGTTGCCAGATGCCGAGTAGCACTGGAGGCTGTCGCCATCGATGGCCGCTATGGCATCTGCCGCGCCGATGACGCCGGCAACGCCCCAAGCCCCATTGATTGGCGGCAGATCGCCATTGGCAAACCCCTGGATAATCTGGACATCCTCAACAGAGGTGGAACTGTCGGCCATCAGGTAGTGCGTGACGGTCGATCCAGAGGTCGCGGGGTCATCCGTAGTGAGACGACGCGAGAACGTGTCCGGCCCTTTGCCCCACGCTGCCCACACGAGATTGGCATTGGCGCGGTCGGCGGCCTTGACAATACAAACGATGGGCTGATTGCTCATTGGTAAGCTCCGGTGAATTTGGACGTGATGAGGGCGATTTCAGCAGCCGTGACGCGCCGGTTGATCAGCAGCCCGGCATAGATGCGGCCATTCCAGAACGTCGACTGCGTGCCGTTGTTGTTGAAGCAGCCAAGGGCGACCGCGCCACCTGATCCGTCGGGCCCGCCTGTGGGGGCGCGGCTGTCCTTGAGTACGCCGTCCAGATAAACGTCGCGCGTCGTCCCGTCGCCGGTGACGAGAAACACATGATCGGCGCCGGTGATGTCCCCGGTGAGCAGATTGGTCCCGAACGCCTCGCCGCCCCAGCCGACCGTCAGTTGGCCAGCGGTGAAAACACCGATGAAGGCGCGTTTGCTCGTTGCACCCGCACCGCCGCCGATACCTGCTCCTGCAAAGGCCAGAGCGCGGCCCGCGAATGCAATGGTACATGCAGCGCTGGGCGTCACTGAGCCCAGCAGATGATCGTCGGCCCCATCGTAGAGGCTGTAAGGCTTGCCGCTATTTGATGCGTAGAGCGGGCGCTTTGTTCCGGTGCCCTGAGTAACGTTGTTGCCTTTGCCGCTCTTGTCGTTGAACCGGCCAACCGGATCGTTATCGGCAGCGACCGGAGTGGTCCCGGCAGTGTCCTGAAACAGGTTCGCAGCGACGCTCGGATAGGCCAGCCAGCCGGTGTCACTCGGGCCGAAGATTGAGGCGAGATTAACCCCCCCGCCATTGGCGCGGGCGAGGCTCAGCGGCGAACCCATTCCCATCACCGGATATGGCAACCCACGAACGCGCATCAGCGATCCTTGTAGGCTTCGATCGTCGCCGTGAAAACTTCGCCACTTGCCGGCGTGTACGTCGATCGCGCCTCGAGCACGCCATATAGGCTGAAACCCGTCGTCACCGACGCCGCCATCTGGATTGCGAGCTCGGCACCTTCCGTCGGAACGCCAAAGCCGGCCGCTCCATCCGCTGCGTTGAAGATCGCCTTGTCGACCGTCACATCGATATAGCCGACATAGTTTGCGATGTTCGACGCCGCCAGCACCAGCGCCGCGTTGTCGCCGCCGGCAGGCGCCGATGCGAATGGGTTTTCAGTGAAAAAGTGCATGCGGAACAGCGCGGACGTCACGACGTTCGACGACTTCCGCAGGCGCAGCTTGCGCAAGAGGAAAGTCTGCGCCGTCATCTGCGCACCAAGCGAGAAGATGAAGGCGCCGACGCTCCCCGCCGTCGTCGAATTCGCGATTAGGTCGCCAGATGCATACTGCGTTGTGTCAGCCGGGCGCGTAATCGCAGCGGCGGCGACGACTTTCAGCGCGGCCCAGGTGTGCGGACTTGCCATATTCCAACCCCTTCGATGCGCCTCGCCACCTTGATACGCGAAGGCCCAAACGAAAGAAAGCCCGCCAGTGGGAGGCGGGCTTTCCGTCGTCACGAGGGGGGATATTCCATGATGCTACTGGCCGGGGGGCCAATACCATGCCGGCAGATTACGATCAGCAGAGTCGGAAGGCAAGGCGTTGCGCTCATCGACGGAGCGCGTGCCGGCCAGAGAGAACGCGGCGCCGCCGTTCGGCGGGAATACGAACACGTTGAGCGATCCGTCGCCATGCACCGACGCGACAATGCCGGCCGCCTCTGTCGCGCCGTCAAAGCCGTCAGGGAAATTCACATGCACGATGCGCCCAATCGTCGGCAGCACGGCCACCACCGGGGTCGGCCCTCCCGCTTGCGTATTGGGGCTAGAATTGACGGCGACCGGATCTGTACCGGCACCATTGCCAACGCCATCGGCGCCATTGGGGTTATTCGGATCAAGAGAAGGATCGTCCATTTCGGACCTCGCTTTCAGGGACCGTTGAGGGTGAGGCGCCGACGGAGTCCCCGCCGCCGGCGCCATTTCGACCGTACCCCCAGGAGATAGGCCGGCCGAAATTCCTAGATCTGCGACGCGCGAATGGCGCTTCCGTCGACGATGCCACTGCCTTTGCCGTGACTGGCCGCGTCCTCGCCTTCCGCTACCATTGTCGCGGCCATGCGCATCAGCTCATGTTTGTTCGCGGTCGGCGGCTGATTGCCAATGCCGATCCCGACAGTGAATGCCAGCGTCGCGATGACCTCAGTTTCCGGCATCGGCCGCCCCTGAGTGAACCGCTTCACCACGAGCATGACTTGGCGCGCAAGGTCGGTGCGGTTTTTCCACATCGTCTTGTCGACCATGTTGAGAACGGGCTGCGTCATATGCTCATTTCCTTTTGTCTCGCGTCCGATGTTCGATCCAGCATGCGCAGGACCGTTTCGCCCTTCCACTGGCGATCCCACACGAACCACGCGTTCAGCATCGGCGGAGCGCCGCCGCCGGTCCAGTCGATTTTCCAGCGCATGAGGTACACGCGCGCCGGCGGCAGCACGTCATAGATCGGCCCAAGCCCGCCAGCTCCAGGCCACGCCCACGACAGCAGCAGCGCCACGTATTCGAGCCCGAGAACGTTGAGGCTATGCGTCAGCCAGCGCCCCTTGCCGTCGCGCGAATTTATCAGATCGTAAGGCGGATTTGTGATCTGCCCCGTCACGCCCGCCGGCGGGGTGTCGTAATCGAAAAACGACCGCGTTTCGCCGCCATGCCCGCGATCGACAATGTCCGACGTCACCACCGGAAACCCGCACGCGCTGATAATGCGCGCCATCGCCCCGTCGCCGGCGGCCGGTTCCCAAATCTTCCCGCCCAATTCACAGAGGCGAAAATGTTCGGCGCGCAACAGCGCCAATGGCGGCTCAGTCGGCGTTGGATAGAAATCCAGCGCATTGCGCGCCGGGTCCGTCGTCTTGACGAGCTCGCCGTCGACCAGGTCGGCGACGGCCCTCGAGGCTTTCCCCGTGGCGCGGAACAGGCCGCGCGCGTTTTGCGTCACGACGGGAACCCCGGCCACAGATCGTCGGTCAGGCAATGCCGCCACTGTCCGGCGTCGTCGAGATAGTACGCCTCGAGGTCGGCGCCGCGCCACGCGGTAACGGCCGGCCGCAAGGTGCGGTTCTTCGGATCGACGAATTGGGAAAACGCCGCATCGCTCATTGGGCGCGCCAGTGCTACACGTTCGGCCGCCGTCGACAGCGGATCGTTAGCGAGCCGCAACATTGGCACCCTCGAGCA